CTTCGAACGGACGGCGAGGCACGTGCTACGTTGATCGGCAATACATGGCCGTCTTCGGGGAACCTTCGAGCACACTGATCGTCGATCGGAGACAGCCATTGATATTCGCGCGCCAGAGGCAAGCCGGTCAGATAGCTGTCTCTGTCTCCCCACGGAGACATGAACGTCGCTTTCTTCTCCGTTGCGTTCACCCTAAGCCTCCGTCGTACTCGTGCCCTTCGAACGCAGCGCCAGCGGACTGACCGACGTCGGCCGCGTCGGCCGCGCCAGCGCGTTCGCGCTGCGACTGGATCAAGGTCGATCCGTCGTAACGCCTGCTTGTTTCGCTCGCCTCAGAATGTGCGTCACCAGTCACGGCCCACCGAACACCCTCGACAGCATAGCGCAATGAATCGATGGTGTGATTCTTCTTGTCCGACAAAATCGGCAACACCTTATTGGTTTGCTTATCGACCTTGTAACTGTAAAATGTTAATTCATCGGCCGTGTGAATGCAACGAGGGTGCACCACGATATCGTAGCTCTTTAAGAATTCTACGCCGTCCTCAACCGACCCCGTCCCCTTGCGCGCAGAAGTAATGCCAGAATAACCGTGGCGGCGCATGTAGCTGATCGTGTCCGGGCGTTGACTATCCCCAGTTATCGGCCACGCGCGAGCGCGCCCCGATTTGTCGGGATCAACTGCATCAAACAGCGCGGGCAAATGGTCGAGTTCACACCCCACACGCCACGCCTCAAATGCAACATAAAGCGTGCGCCCAACAATGAAGCAACCAATAAGCACCGACGGGTCTACACTAAAGCCCCAGTCAGCACCCCAGTGCAGCGTAATATCATCGGGCACTTCGAATTCGTCGATCTTCCAATTCTTAAACACCTGAGCTTCGCTACGCTGTAGGTACCCGCCCTCCCACACATGCTGGTATCTCTCGGGATCACGACGTCGATCCCATTCAACCTCAGCCATCAAATCAGATGGGAACCAGGGGTTATCACGGAAGGTAGTGTGAACGCACACCGAATTCGGCGGTTGGTCGCGAAAGAAAACATCAACAGGGTCCGTTGGATATCGCCGATTCCAAGCGAACCAAACCTCGGGCTGTTTCAGCACCGAACGCGGAGTGCGCCTAGCGGTCGGGCGTAGCAACTCCAAGCTGCGATCTGATAAATTCTGGCCTTCTTCGACCAAAAAAACATCGAAGCCCTCTAAAGACTTAATCGAATCTGCTGTGTGGTCTTGCATGCCTTGAAAAATCACCAGCCCATCACCGGGAAGCCGGATCTCCTCGCGCATCGGCTTGAATCCCGAATTGACCAAGCCATGCTGTTTGATCTTGTCCTCCAGCAACAACTTACTCGACCTTTTAAGGGTTTTCTGGATCTCACGAATGCAAACCGCACGCAAACCAGGGTAGCTAACAGCATAATCTACCAGCAAATCGCCAAAAAAATGCGACTTGGCACTACCGCGACCACCCTCAGCCCCCTTGTAACGAAACGAACCCAACAACGGCTCGTAGGCAGCGGCCGTAAGTAAACTAAGAGCAGTCATTCCGGCTCGCCGTTTGCAGTCACAGACTCGGGCTCGAGCAGGGCCGAACGCCTCGAGGCAACTTGCTCCACGACTCCCTCAATGACAACAGGAACCTCCCCAGGGCGCACCAACACCCGCTCCACCTTAGAGTATTGGATCGGACCCCCATTCGGCCCGGACACCTCAAAGCTCTCTCGGAATTGCGGGCGACGTGCTTTGAGTAGAAACATGAGCAACGTGTCGCTGGCCTGCTTGTACCAGGCAGTGATCTCACCCTGATAGATCACCGGCACGTCAGCACCCTCGACCGCACGGCGATGAACTTCCTGCTCCAACACGTCGGCACCGATGTCTATTGCTGCGGCCCACGCCTTTGCAAACTCGGGATCTTCTTTACGCCAAGCGTATATTTGCGGATGTGAGACCTTGACGCACTTAACTGCGCGAGTCACCACACCACCATTGGCGGCCAACTCGCGACAGAAATCCGCTTGGATCTTGGCTCTTTGTTCTAAGGTCGTAGAGGCGAACCTGGCTACGTCCTGACGAGTGCGCGTCTCACCACGCTGCCGAGCCCCCTCAGGACGCATCACCACTCCCCAACTAATACAACGAGCGGATTTGCGTCAACTCCCACAGGCACGATCCTTTTCGTTAGTTAAACGTGCTGCTGCCGGGGTGTGCCGCTTCATGGGGTCGAAGTGTAGCACACCCACGCCCCCGACGCCACCCACACCCCCTTGATACTTCCGCCATGCCTCCCCCCCGTGTTCTACTAGGTGGGCGCGGTTCGAGCTTTCATGGGTTTGTTGGTCGGTTGCTGCCCCCACAGTCAACCGACCAACTTTTGATGCCCATCCCCTCCCAGACGTAGGGCAGGGTAGGGGGGCGACTTTCATACGCTCCCGCCCCGTAGCGACGCGGTTCCGAACCCTCAGTAGGGCGTAGTGCCCTTCGCGCGTACGCGCGCGCATACGTACGCGAGGCACTACGCCCTACGCTATGCCTCCGGACCAACGACGACGGGGGCCGCACCGTATGAAAGTCGCCCCCCTACCCTACCCTACGCAGCACTACGCAGCACTACTGACGAAGCTGGGGCGGTGTGTGTTAGTGTCTATGTCGGTGTGACAGCGACAGCTTCCGGGCTTCCGTGAAAAAGGCATGGCCGTAGGTGTTGACTCTTGCGGACTATCGCCGACCTATGTTCTACTGGCTCATCTATTCAGGGAATGCTAAATGCTCAGCCCCGTTAAGGCCGATGGACCGCCGCCGCAGAATTCTTTGATTCTGCCGATCAAGTCTAATACCCCGGTCCCTGCTCCGGTCGGGGGTGGTTCACCCAAATACCCGTGGGGTCAACTGGAGGTTGGTGACTATTTCGAGGTTCAGGGGCGCAGTTCCAAGCGCTGGTCGTCACAGTGCGCGGTACGCTCAATTCGTGACGGTCGTCGTTATTCGGTGCGCACACAACCCGACCGTGGCTTTCGCATTTATCGGGTGGGTTAATTGCGTTGACCCCCGGCTTGTGTTTTAATTCGGGTTTACAGAGAGGAGAGAGTTAAAATGGGTGTCCCCCTTCGCTATTCCGACATTGTGCGGCTGACCGAAGACCCCCTGGTTTGCCCGCCGTTGTCTGGTCCTGACCCCTTCCGGACCCCCGGTTGGTCATACGCCCAGGAATGGGCTGCCCATATCGAGTCGTGCTTGACTTTGTTGGAGGGGGCTCATGAAGACCCCTCCCAACTCATCATTTATTAGCGGGGGGGTTTGTGTTGCTCGTCAATGAACTGCGCTCGACGATCGCTCGGCACGTCAACGGGGCGCCCCGCGTCGCGCGTGATGGTTCAGGCTTTTACGGTGTGTTTCGGTGGCTGAAATGAGCGAGTGTGGCACCAACGTGATCAACCGCATGAACATAGAGCCGGGCCGCGCCGCCGCCGGGGTGGGGCTGACCCTGGGGATGGCGATCGGCTGGCTCGTCTACGTCCTGTACTTCGACGCGGACCCGCCGCGCGGCGAGGAGTTCCTTCGCCGCTGCACGGAGGTTCCATACTCGGCCGAGGATCGGCGGACCTATCCGCGCTGCTTCATCTTCAGGCGGAGGCAGGAAGAGCACCAGGGTGATGCTAAGGGCCGCGGGGGTGCGCGGTGACGCGAAATAGCCAGCTTCGCAAGCCCCTGTTGGGCACTACACACCCCTCGACCGCCGATGCGCGGACTGCGCTCTGCGCGGTAGGCTATAAGCATGTGTTTACACCGGGACCACCGATTCGGTGGTCATGTGGTGATGGTTGCGATTTGGCCGTCGGCGTCAACCGAGAGGGCGTTGCAGTAATCGTGAAGTGCCCAAAGGGGTTTTAATCATGCCGCGCGTTAAAGCTAAGGTCGCCGCCAAGGATTACCCAGACCAGGGTATTCGCAAGGGCGACACCTACTACACCTGGTCATTTTATCGTGGTGCTGTGCAGCGTAGTGCGAAACTTCCGCGCGGGTCACAACTGACTCAACGAGAGGACCACGGCTGTATCCTGCAGGCGCAGGAGGGACTCGAAGACGTCACCAATAAAATCGGCTGGAAGTTCGAGAACCGGGACGAGTTGGCCAGCGTCATCCGTGACGCGGTTTCTGCCCTGAGCGAGGGCCGCGATGCCGCTCAAGAAAAGTTAGACAACATGCCGGAGAACTTTCAACAAGCTGAGCAGGGCTCGGAGCTGGAATCACTGATTGCGGACTGCGAGTCGACCGAGCAGGAACTAGAAGACTTGGCCGACGGCCTCGAAAACTACGAGACCGAGGAGGATTTCGGGGGGTTGCCCCGGCCTGAGGACATCACCTGGCCGGGTATTTAGAAATACTTGTGTTTACCTCCGGCCTGTGTTGTAATTTACCCATGGCCGGGAACCTCCTGGCCCTAGAGAGGAGAGAGGAAAATGACCAGAAACACGCAAGCGGTACGCGCGCTCCGTCGCGCCCTCGTTCCGACAATCGAGGAATACACGACCGGCGCAGAAGCGGACGCCGGCTTTGATGCGGGGGAGTGGAGCGGCCCAGCGAGTGATCGCGCTCTAGAGCAGGAGATCGAGACAATCGCCGCGCGCATTGCCCCGGCATTCGGACTCAGTGGCGAGGAGTTGCTGCAAGCCTTCGATCTGGCTTGCGGCAACGAGACGGACCGCGCAATGTGCGCGCGTTGCAGTCAGTAACTTGTGTTTACCCCCCGGCCTGTGTTGTAATTTATCTAGGGGCCGGGAACCTCCCGGCCCCCTAGAGAGGAGAGAGAAAGTGGAAGTTCAAATCATCAACCATAGAGTCAAGCTTTACCCGAACCTTGGCCGCTATTTCTATGTGGAGTTGCGTCTCGGTAAGCGCCACCTGTCGGTGGTGATCACCCCGCATAATGTCCAGGTCTGCGTGCACAATGCGTCCAATCGTGTGTGGCGCGGCATGGGCAAGTCTTTTCCGGCCTTGGAAGCGGCGCTCGATAACTACAGCACTCCGGCTGTGCGTTCAATGATCGAATTCGCGGGTCAGCTCAACCAGAGTTACTTGGACGAGATAGGCGGCCTTTAGGAGCAACTATGAAAACTCTGAGCCCCTTCGGCGGCACTTACTGGGACGTAGTAGACACTCGCACCGGCACGCGATGGGGCCGAGGACTGTCCTTTGCCGATGCTCAAGTCCTACGCGCGTCGCTTAGCGGTCGCCGAGGCC